CCAGACTTAGGTGGCACAGGCGGTCAGGGCAACGCCCCAACAGGGGCTGGCGTTGCATCATCTTCTATTTATGCTGGTGGCGGCGGTGGCGGCGGTGGAAACTTAACTGCCGCAAACGTCATAAATGCTGCTGCTGCGGGTGGGGCTAATAGTGCTAGGGCAACATCAGGTGGAACTGCGGGCGCTACTGGCTCAGTTGGCGGCATTGGCGGGGCTGGATCAGGTGGTGGTGGTGGTGGCGCGGCTTTGACAGGAAATGGCGGCACAGGCGGCGCTGGTGGATTGTCTGGTGGCGGCGGCGGTGCTGGTGGAGCCAGAACTGGAAACTCAACTGGCAGCGGCGGCGCTGGCGGTGCTGGATATGTGGAGGTCTACACATGGTAAAGCCATATGCAGTTATTGAAGATGGTGTTGTGGTAAACATCGCCGTTGCAGAAGAAGACTTTGCCGCAGAGCAAGGCTGGGTTTTCTTGCCATTCGGTGTTGGCATTGGTTGGCTTTATGATGGCTCAACGTTCAGCCCACCTCTTGGCATTGTTCCAACACAGCAAGAGCAATCAGACCTCCGTGCCGCAGCCTACACCAAGGAAGCTGATCCGCTCTTCTTCCAAGCACAACGTGGCAAGGCTACACAACAACAGTGGCTCGACAAGATCGCTGAGATCGAAGCCCGCTTCCCGTATCCAGAGGTATAACCATGTCAGAGATTCGCGCTAATACAGTTACTGACGCTGCGGGCACAGGTTCACCCAGCTTTCCCAATGGTCTTTCCGTGGCATCTGCCGCGCTGACAGGTGTGCCTACTGCGCCGACTGCTGCGGTTGCGACGAATACAACGCAGATTGCTACGACTGCTTTCGTGCTGGCTAATGCGGCCTCCGCCCTTGTATTTATCTCTTCGGCTACAATTAGCAACGTGGCTACAGTAGACTTTACTGGGTTTGATGCGTCCAAATACTCAGACTATGTGTTCAGCCTAAACAACGTAATCCCTGTGACGGATGGTGTAACTTTACAATTTAAGATGTCCGTTGATGGTGGCAGCACTTTCTTAACATCTTATGGTTCGTGCCAGCAGGCTTCCACCACTACTGTTTCTGCAACAAACACCAGTTCTGGCGGGACGCACATTCCCCTTACGGATGGCAATGTTGTTGGATCAGACACTAACGAATTTGGTGTGTCTGGCGAGGTGCGCGTTTTTGGTCCAGACCTTGCTGCAAGAACGTATATGACTAGCTTTGTTCGAGCAACCGATGCTGCAGGGCGAAATCACATAGGCATCTCTGTTGGCCAAAATGAAGTGACCACGGCTGTCAACGCTGTCAGGTTCTTGTTTTCTTCTGGCAACCTTGAGAGCGGTCGGATCACCATGTATGGCGTGAGGAAGTCGTGATGAGCAATTACATCAAACTCGTTGACGGCATCCCCGTCGAAATGACTGCCGCTGAGATTGCTGAGCGCCAAGCACAAGAGGCTGCATGGGCGGCTGAGGCTAATGCTCGTCTCAAAGCCCAGCAAGAAGCAGCCCGTGCCACAGCATACGCCCTAGAAGCCGACCCGCTGTTCTTCATGTCTCAGCGCGGTGAGGCAACCCTTGAAGAATGGCAAGCCAAGGTCGCAGAGATCAAGGCCCGTTTCCCCTATCCAAGTGAGTGATTGATATGCAGCAGGAGATGGACCTGATGGAACTAGCTAAACTTCTCCTGCAATTTGCGGTTCTGCCCATCATTGCTTTCATGTGGGCGCACTACAAGATGACGCAAGGGCATTCAGTTGAGATTGCTGTCGTAAAAACTGAGTTTGCGTTGACCAAAGAAGGCCATGACAGAGAACTCAAAGAGATCAAGGATGGCTTTACAAACGTCCTAAAAAAGTTGGATGAAATCCAGAGGGATATGCGCAAATGAGCGTGAACAAAGCAACGCTTGATCTGATCAAGCAATACGAAGGCTGCAAGTTGACGGCCTATCAAGACATCGTTGGTGTCTGGACTATCGGCTACGGCACAACCGCGATGGCTGATGTTGGCATAGTGCCAGCCAAAGGCATGACGATCACGCAGGATCGGGCTGAAGATTTGTTGCGGATGGGCGTCGATAAGTTTGCATCTACAGTTGATGCAATGATCACAACCAAGGTCAATCAAAATGAGCGTGGTGCAGTCATCTGTTTAGCTTACAATATCGGAACTACAGCCCTAGCAAAATCCACAGTGCTGCGTGAACTGAACGCTGGAAATAAAGACAAAGCTGCTGCTGCTTTTCGGATGTGGAACAAAGCTGGAGGGGAGGTGATCAAAGGTCTGGTCAATCGCCGTGAGGCGGAGATCAAGTTGTTCTTAACGCCTGCCTTCGTAGTAGCGGATATGCACCCACAGGAAGTTGTCCAACCTAAGTCTGAATCCCTGATCACTGTAATCATTCGTGCAATAGCTGCACTGTTTGGAGTAAAGTAATGATGTCCTCTGTTGAAGTAGGCGGTATTGTCCGCGCACTAGCCTCTGCCCTAGGTGGTTACCTTGTCGGTAAGGGCATGGTAGATGCTGAGACTGCTACTACCCTAGGCGGTGCAGCTACTACCATTGCTGTCGCTCTGTGGTCCGTCTGGAATAAGCGTAAAGCAGCATGATGCTTCTGTGGTCCCTAACTTCGTCCTACATCCGTAGGCTTGCTGTGTGGACCGTAGGAGGGGTGCTTCTAGTCTGGGCCATATGGGTAGCTGGTAAGAGAGATGCGCGTCAGGAGGCCTCCCTACGGGCTGCTGAGGCCTACGCTGACACTAGGAAGGATATAGACCATGCGACAGACAATCTTGGTGATGATCCTGCTGTCCTTCGTGAGTGGTTGCGCGAACGTGGTAAACCAACAGGCCGTATGTGACGGTACGGCTAGTGTACGTACAGAACACGCTAACGCTCTAGCCCTGGATGGTGGAGATAAGTCTGTCGTTACTGGAGCTAAGCTGATCGCCTCTATCGACGCTGCCTGTAAAGGGTATTGACAACTTAAAAGATGTGTTGTATAATTGCCACACATAGACAGTTAAGGTTACGTTTTACATGAACGCTACTGTAGACCAGATCAGAGCGGCTGCTGAGAATGACTTGGAAACCTTCATTCGTCTAGTAGCTCCTGACCAGATGCTAGGTCAGTGTCATACAGATCTTATCTCTTGGTGGATTCGTCAAGAACATAAGACACACCAACTTGTTCTGTTCCCTCGTGACCATCAGAAGTCTCGTATGGTAGCGTACCGTGTAGTCTGGGAACTTACTAAAGATCCTACCCTACGTGTGCTGTACATCTCTGCTACTGCTAACCTTGCAGAGAAGCAGTTAGGCTTTATGAAGGGTATCTTTACTTGTGATGCCTATCGTAGATACTGGCCTGACCATGTGAATGCAGAAGAGGGTAAGCGGTCTAAGTGGACTAACTCTGAAATTGCCTTAGACCACCCTATCCGTAAGAAGGAGAATGTTCGTGATCCTTCTATCTTCACTGGTGGTCTGACTACTTCTCTAACTGGTATGCACTGTGACATCGCTGTACTTGATGACGTAGTTGTATACGAGAACGCATACTCAGGTGAGGGTCGAGGTAAGGTTAAGAGCCAGTACTCCCTGCTCTCCTCCATCGAAGGTGCGAATGCTAAGGAGTGGGTTGTCGGTACTCGTTACCACCCCGCTGATTTGTACAACGACCTCATGTCTATGGCTGAGGATATCTACGACAAAGAGTTCAATAAGATTGCTGAAGAAAGCATCTATGAAGTCTTTGAGAGAGCAGTAGAAGAGAATGGTGACGGTACTGGACAGTTCCTCTGGCCCCGTCAACAACGTAAAGATGGTAAGTGGTTTGGTTTCGATGCCCAGATCTTGGCTAAGAAACGTGGACAGTACTTGGACAAAGGACAGTTCAGGGCACAGTACTACAACAACCCATCTGACCCTGACAACGTACCAGTAGGTAGCGACAAGTTCCAGTACTACGACCGTAAGTTCCTGAGACTTGAGAATGGCTACTGGTTCTACAAAGAGAACCGTCTTAACGTCTTTGCTGCTGTAGACTTTGCATTTAGTTTGGGTAAGCGTTCTGACTCTACTGCCATTGTCGTTATCGGTGTTGACTCAGAGAACAACGTACTGGTCCTAGACATTGATCGCTTTAAGACTGATCGTATCATTGAGTACTTCGAGCATATCCTAGTACTGTCTAACAAGTGGTCGTTCAGGAAGATGAGGGCTGAAGTTACCGTTGCTCAGGTAGCAATCGTTAAGCAGCTTAAGGAACTAATCAAGCAGCACGGTCTATCTATTAGTATCGAAGAGTATCGTCCTAACAAGCACCAAGGCAACAAGCAAGAACGTATCGCTTCTATCCTTGAACCTCGTTACGACAATATGCAGATGTGGCACTATCGTGGTGGCAACATCCAGATCCTAGAAGAAGAACTATCTACACGTAACCCTGCTCACGATGACGTAATTGACGCTCTAGCTTCTGTAGTTGATATGGCTATTGCTCCAAGTAAGACTATCCACAGACAACGTAAGAGTAATGTGGTTTGGTCTTCACACAAATTTAGAGGTGCTGCATAATGGCAGGTGAAACTATCGACATCATGCACGTACTAGGGCCAGACAACTTGGCTGTAGAGATTGCTAATCGCTGGCGTGAGTGGTCTGAACTTCGTGTTAGCTGGACAGAAGAGAAGAAAGAACTTCGTAACTACCTGTACGCTACCGACACTAAGACTACAGGTAACGCAGTTCTTCCTTGGTCTAACACTACGACCACCCCTAAGCTTACGCAGATCATGGATAACCTCCATGCTAACTACTTCGCTACTCTGTTCCCTCAGCAGAAGTGGATGCGGTTTGAAGGTTCTGACAAAGACGGGAACATGAAAGCCAAGCGGGATACTATTCAGTCCTACATGGACAATAAGATCCGTCAGTCTGACTTCGTGAACACAGCCTCTGATCTGCTGTACGATTGGATTCAGTACGGCAACTGCTTTGCTACTGTTACTTGGGAAAACAACTACGTCACCAAAGAGAGTGGTGAAGTGTTTGTTAGCTACATTGGCCCTAAGATGGTGCGTGTGTCGCCATACGATATCGTATTCAACCCTACTGCTGCTTCTTTCACTAAGACCCCTAAGATCATCAAGAGTATCTTGACCCTAGGTGAGATCAAGAAGAAGGTAGAGTCTGATCCAGCTAATGCTCACTTCAAGCAAGTCTTGGACAAGATGCTCCATGCTCGTGCTTACGTAGGCAATAGTGACGGTATGCTGGACAAAGCATCTGGCTTCATTGCTGATGGCTTCTCGTCTATCCAACACTACTACGAATCTAACTTTGTTGAAGTGCTTACCTTCTATGGTGACATCTTTGACTACAACGAACAGACCCTCTGGACTGATCGTATCATCACCGTTGTTGACCGTGCGTACATCATCAGTAACGATGAGAACCCTAGCTGGATGGGCCAAGCTCCTATCTTCCACTCAGGCTGGCGTCCTCGTCCTGACAACCTGTACGCTATGGGTCCGTTGGATAACTTGGTTGGTATGCAGTACCGTATCGACCATCTGGAGAACCTGAAGGCTGATGTCTTCGACCAGATTGCTTACCCGATTATGAAGATTCGTGGTGATGTAGAAGACTTCGACTTCGAGCCAGGTGCGCGTATCTACCTAGGTGAAGAAGGTGACGTAGGCTACCTGCAACCTGATGGTACTGCACTTCAAGCTGACCTTCAGATCCAACTTCTTGAGAACAAGATGGAGGAGATGGCAGGTGCGCCTAAGCAAGCTATGGGTATCCGTACTCCTGGTGAGAAGACTGCCTTTGAGGTACAGAGCCTACAGAACTCAGCTTCTCGTATCTTTGAACACAAGACTGCCCACTTCGAGCGTACCTTCATTGAACCTATCTTGAACGCTATGCTTGAGACTTCTCGTCGCAACATGAATATCAGCGACACAGTTAGGGTTCTTGACGACAACACTGGTGCAGCAATCTTCAGGAGTGTCAGCAAGAATGACATCACTGCTAATGGTAAGCTTATCCCTGTAGGCGCTCGTCACTTCGCTGAACGCGCTCGTCGTGTACAGAACCTTACTCAAATGTATCAGATCAAGTTGTCTGATCCTACTGTTGCAGCACACCTATCAGGTAAAGAGTTTGCCCGTATCATGGCTACTGAGCTAGGTGAGCCTGAGTTGTTTAGCGAGAACATCGCAGTTGCTGAACAGCTAGCTACACAACAGCAGATGCAGGAAGCTGAAGCAGTTAACCAAGAACAGCTTATGATCGCTAAAGAAACAGGTCTTTAATGCAAGCTAAATGGCTTAGTGGACTTAATGGTCCAGATCGTGATCGTCGTAAAGTTGAGGTTATGGGATACCGTAACGCCTTTGATGATCTAAGACAGATTCTCGAACAGCACTACTTAAAGCGTGATGCTGTACGTGATTACTCCCCTGGTTGGGAGTACAAGCAGGTGGCAGTCAATGAGTACAACGCAGTCCTTGACGACATCTTAAACCTAATAGACCTTAACCGTAAGGAATAACAATGAGTGTATTTGACCAAGCCCAGCAACCTGAGGGCACAAGTCAAGCAGCAGAGCAACAAGCTAAGACTACTGAACAACAGGAGTCGTATCTAGCTAAGCTCGTCGCGGTAAAGGGCGACAACTGGAAAGACCCTGAAGTGCTAGCCAAAGGCAAACTTGAAGCTGATGGTTACATTAAGACTCTTGAGGATCAACTCGCAGCAATGCGTGAAGACCTTGGGAAGCAGGAGTACTCTAAACAGTTGCTCGACCAGCTACAGAATAAGGCCACGGCCCCTACCAACGTGAATACTGTAGTACCCAACAAGAATAATGGTAGCACTGATACTGACGGCAATACCCAGCCCCAAGTGAGTGAGGAATCCCTAAAGAGCCTTGTTGAACAGACACTGACCAACCGTGAGAAAGAGTCTACTGTAAAGCAGAACCTTTCCCTAGTTGATGCGGAGTTGGAGAAAGCCTACGGCACTGAAGCTGTAAGCGTTATCCAAAAGAAGGCAACGGAACTAGGTATGTCGGTACAGCGTATGCAAGAGATTGCTGCTGAATCCCCTACCGCTTTCTTTGCTCTGCTAGGTGAACAGAAGAAGTCCTTTAGCCCTATGGTACAAGGATCTATTCGCACTGAAGGTGTTAACCTACAAGCTTCGACGGAACGTACTTGGTCCTACTACCAAGCCCTTCGTCGGGAAAACAAAACCCTGTACTTCAGCCCCAAGGTACAACAACAGTTGATGCTTGATCGCCAACGACTTGGGACTAAGTTCGGTCTTTAATTTAACGGAGAGAATCTATGTCTGGTATGACTACTGGTAATATGGATCTCCTTACTCGCTCTGAGATTTGGTCTGGCGAGCTTAAGGAAATTCTGCGCGACGAAATGCAAGCTCAACGCTACGTGCGTATGCTTGATGGTTTCCCTGATGGCAACCAATTCACCATCCCTTCGATTGGTCAAGCACAAGTTGACAACTACGTCGAGGATCAATCGGTCGTATATCGTCCGATGGACACTGGTGAGTTCACGTTCACGATTGACAAGTATCTGTCGTCTGCAACGTACATCACCAAGAAGGCTGAGCAGGACTCGTTCTACTCGGCAGAGCTGAAGAGCCGTTTTGTTCCTGAACAAGAACGTGCTATCATGGCTCACTTCGAAGCTGCTACGTTTGCTACGCCTGAAGCTGGTGTCTCGGCTAACTCGGCAGAGAACATCGACGGCATTGCTCACCGCTATGCTGGTTCGGGTACTGGTGCAGTTATCACCGTTGCTGACTTCGCTCGTGCCCGTTATGCACTGAAGAAGGCTAACGTGCCTGACACGAACCTGATTGCTATCGTCGATCCTTCGGCTGAATACACGATCAACACCTTGTCTGATCTGGTATCGGTTGCTAACAACCCCATGTGGGAAGGTA